CTATTTAACATAAAATTACGTTATGCGACATTCGGCTCTGAGCCAAAAGAAAAGGGAGTTTTAAAAACTCCCTTTTTTAATGTCTTTAATAATCTGGATCAACATAAATAATTAATCGTCTTTTTTTAGCACTTCGCTTCTATATCTCAGAACTTCATCTGCTGTCAGATCTTTTAGGTGGTATTTGATCAGAGCGTGAATCACATCTGTTTCTTTCATAATGGTTTTTTTATTAACCACGAACTTCATTAAGGCTTCTTTTACTTCCTCAACTTCATCAGTTCGTAATTTATAGACTTTGCTCATAACTAAGTTACCAAGTAAATATATTTCATATTAACAATATTTAAAGGTTGACAAGTTTACTTTAAAAAAATGATAATTCTTTAAACAAAGTTAAAAAGTAACTTTTGCATGAATAACTATCAATTTAGCAATCCTCAAGACTTCACCCAAGCAGCATTTAACAGGGTGGCAGAGCTTGTTTCTCAAAATGGCCAAAGTGCATTAGATAACTTTGTACCTGCTTTCTCTACAGAGCAGTGTTTAGAGCACTTAGCATTAGTTGCGTCTGAAATGGCTTATGACTATTCGTTAATTGATGTTCATGCAGATTTATACAAAAAAACAAACGCTGAATTAAAAGAAGAAATGGGGGATTGCTAATGAGAATTTTAAGCATCGTTCTAGGTTCAGTTGATGTTGAGTGCCCGAAGTGCTTCTCAAGATTTCATCACCAGTATTTGCCATTTCATATGTCTAAGTGTGAGGGCTGATTCATGTTAGAGCCTCATCAACAAAATTGGTTCATCGGGATTTTAATAGTTGTCATTATTTTAGCTTCGGCTTCTTTCTTACTTTTTTTAGATCAATATTCAGGGGCACAGCTCTAATGACTAATAAAACTAATCAGAAAAAACCTGTACAAAAAACAACCCAAACCCGTAAAAACACGGGGGAAAGCCCTAAATCTGCACAATTCTTCTCAGCAGAATCTAGTCGCCTGACTGATTTTTCTACCCCCTTTTATAATATGGGGGTTACGACATTGGATCCTCGTCTCCAATACGATGAATTCACCTTTCCTCGTCGCCTAGACAATTGCAAAATGGTTCTCACGGAGAAAGGGAATGTTCCAGTTTTACATTCTGTACCATGTGATGAATATGGGATTGCTTCGCACGATTGGATTACTTTTGGATTTTGTCAGTCAACTTTAGGCCAAGAATATTATTCACTTGATCCGATGACTGCTGATTCAGAGCTAACCTATGGAATAGAAACGTTTTTAGATCATCATTTGCATGAAATATTCGGCTTTGGTCTTGGTGAAAAACGACAAAACGGTATGCATAACTACAAGTTTGCATATGAATTACAAGACAAAATGGGCATGGTTTTATACGGTCATAGCTCTCGTCGTATTTCAATACAAATCAATGGTACTGGTTGTGCTCTAGCTCGTAAGGGTTGGCAAGACCGCTTATATCAATATCTTACGTCTTACCAAAAATTCTATGATCCTCAAACGGGCTTCTTAAAAGAAACTGGCCCACGTGAACCTAAATTAACCCGCGTCGACCTTGCCTATGATGACTTTGAGGGTCAATACATTACTGTAGATCAGGCTGACGAATGGGATGATGTAGGCGGATTTTGGTGTGGTGGTCGTCAACCTAAAATTGAAAAGATTGGCCCTTGGAAACGTCCAAACGGAAAAGGCCGTACCTTTGCTGTCGGTGATCGTACCAGTGGAAAATATGCACGTTTTTATGAACGTGGAAAAAAGGAGGGTAGTCCTTTAAGTCCTTGGGTACGTGCTGAAGTCGAATTTAAGTCTAAAGACCGTTATATCCCGCTTGATATTTTACTTTCACCGTCTCAGTACTTTCTAGGCGCTTATCCTTGCTTTGAGTGGCTTGCCAAGCAATTAGAAAAAGATTTTTGCACCCCTGAAAAAACAAAAGTTGTTAAAAAACAATCTGAAATCAGTTGGGATAAAGCAATCGATGTTCTTAAAGTGCAATTCGGAAAATACATCCGTCAATTTTCCAAAGTTGTCGAACCTCAAGAATTAATTAACATGATTTCATCTGATAAAGATGAAGTTCCAAAACGTCTCAAGTTTTCACATGCTGCGGTCATGCAGTCAATTCGTTTAAATCAACACTTTGAAACCAAACCAACATCACTGGAAGAGATGCCGCTTTTTGTCGGTAAACCACTGGTGAACATGTCTGCTTATAAGGAATTTGTCCATGCAATATGAATCACAAATCATCGTACTAGGTGCTAAAGCGTCAAAAGGCGAATTTAACGGCCGTCCTTTCGATTCAACCAAAGTCTTTGCACAAGCTGAGTTACAACAAGGTGAAAACTTTGCTGGGTTTGTCTCTACAGAATACACGTGGGGAACATCGTTCAACTTTGAACGTATTAAAGGGCTTGATTTCCCATTTTCAGCAAAAGCAAAGATGCAAGTTGTATCGAATGGTAAGACTTCGACAACCGTTATGCTTGACCTAATCCCCGAAAAGACAGCTCCTAAGGCTTAAGGATTTTAAGAAATGGCATACGAGTGCAAAACATTACAGATTCAAGGTGAATTGCCCGTATGTACAGAATGGCAAGAAGCTAGCTTTTTGCCTGAATTAACCTCTGCGGATCGCGACCTGATCCTCCAGTGGGCGATAGGGATTTTCGCATTGGTCTTTGTCGTTAGAAAAATAATGCGGTTCTTTTAACAATTAATTGAGGCTCATCTCATGAATAAAACTCTAAAACAACGTCTTGCTATCGTAAATAGCAAAAACATTGCGACTTACGGCACAGGTGCTGTTGTTTCTACTGCTCTTATGTCAAGCAATGCCAATGCTCTTGATGTTTCAACCGCTTTAACGGGTGCTGATGCTGAAGCAAACATTGAAACAGGTGCGCTTTGGGCACTTGGTATCGTAGTTGCGATTTACGGTGCTAAGAAAGTTATCGGCTTCTTCGGTCGTTAATTTTGGAGCCAAGAAAATGACAGATTCAGATATTAATTGGATTATTTTAGTTGTTGTTTTCTTGGCTTTTTATCGTCTGCTTAAATAAGAAATTAAATATTTGGGGGTTATATGAAAGCGTTTAAATATTTAATTTTTTTATTACCTCTTTTTCTTGTATCTAATGCTTATTCTTCTAATTTCTTTATTAAGCATAATGCCTCAGAGGTTATTTCTTCTGGTTCTTCATTAGATGCTGCTTGTGAAAATCTTGCTAATCTTATTTATACTACACAAAAGCCTTTTTATTGGGATGGTGCTACATGCAGAAATCAATCATCTTCTCCAGTTGGTTATAAGCATTCTGTCAGTTGCCCCTCCGCTACTTCAGTAGATTTAAAAGTACCAGCATCATCAGGATCTTACGTATGTACTTCGGGTTGTCAGTACAAATTAAAAGCTTGTGTTGATGTTGACTTTGAAGCGGGTATGACCTGTTCAGCTATTTCTACTGGTCAACAATGTGGAACACCTAAGCCTGTTTCACCTACAAACCCTCCAGTTGCTCAAGATCCAACAAATCCAACTGATAAAACAGATGAACAAAAAACCTTTGATAATATAATGCATGTTATCGGTGAAAAATTAGACGGTATTAAGGACGCTATAACTGGCGCTAATCAAAATCAAGATGGTGGTGAAACTGGCGGTTCTAATGGTGGAGATACTGGCGGTGACGTAAACGTCAATGTTGATATGTCCGAAACTAATGCCAAAATTGATGAAACCAATTCATTGATTGATGAACTAACTAAATGGCTACAGGGCGAAGACTTAGGCGATGACATTTTCGGCGATAGTGAACCACCTGAAAAAGAATTAACCCCCCAACAGTTAGACACAGATATATTTTCTAGTGCTTCCCAATGTCCTGCTGATGCAAAGCTCAATTTCAAACTATTAGGCGGAAAATCATTTACTAAAACTTTCGAATTTAGAGATTGGTGCGACAAATTAGAAATATTTGGCTCATTAATTCTTATTTTTTCGTATCTTTTTGGTGCTTATATCATAGTGAGTAAATCTTAATGCCTGCAATTTTAATAACGATTTTAGCTGCTTTTGCTTCTTCACTTGTTGCCAAGTTAATGCTTGGTGCTGGTCTAGCCTTTCTATCTTTTACATTCATTAATGATCTTGTTGCTCAAGCACAAACAGAAATGCTCGGACTTTATTCTAATATCCCTGCAAATATTTTAGGCGTTTTGGGTATTTTAAAAATCCCTCAAGCATTGTCTGTGGTTATGTCTGCAATTGGTACAGCAGCTTTTATCAAGTCCTCCAAGCTCGCACTTGGGAAACAATAACAAACGCACTAGAAGGAGGAACGACGACCGCAGTGCGGTGTTATGTTTCTCAAGTGGGGCAATATGGCTATTTTAATCACTGCGCCTTTAGGTACAGGCAAAACCCTTAAAACCATTGAGTTAATCTTTGAATACCTCAATCAAGGTCGTGAAGTCTACACCAACATTATTGGCTTAAAAATTACGGGTGTTCGCAATATCGAATCGACGCCAAATGATCCATTTGATTGGCGTGATCTACCGCCTGAGTCTGTGCTTGTCTATGATGAAGCGCATGAACATCCCGCATTTTCTGAACGTGATTTACTTAAAAATCTGAAAAATGAAAATTTCGAAGATCGTTTAAAAGCGATTCAAAAAATGCATAACCTTTCAGATACAAAGCGCAAAAGCTTATATGCCGAGGTTGAAAAAGAATATTCAAAATTCATCAAGGATCGTAAAGAGCAGATTCTAGACATTGGTCTAACCATGTCTATGCATCGTCACTTTGGGCAAGAAATTGTTTTAATTACTCAAAACCCAACCAAGCTCAATAAAGATACGCTTTCCAATGTCACCATTCATTACGTCATGCGTCGCAAGTTCGGTTTCGAAGCTGCCAATATTTGGACATTTGGTGAAGCCATGACAACTTGGGGTAAATCTGTTGCAGATTCTGCCCTTGTTAAAACTTATTGGAAATTCCCTAAGCACTTATATAAATTCTATGTTTCATCTGAAAAACACAACGTAAAAAAATACTTTCCTAAAAAGTATATTGCTTATGCCTGTATCCCGCTTTTAATTTTCGGGCTTGGGTATTCTAAAGCACGTGAAACTGGTTTCATGGGCTTAGTTCCAAAAGCTGAACAGGCTCAACAAATTGAAAAAGTGCCTACTGATTTGCCACAAGGCGAAATTGTTCAATTATCTGCTACAGATCCGACAAAAATAGCTTTAGATAAAAAGAATGCAGACCTATTAGGCTTAACCTATGAGCAATATATGGATTTACAAAACCCTCAAGCTCAAGATGCCAAAAACCTAGCGGTTAACCAAAATTCAATCGATCAAATTGTAAATACATACAAGGCCGACAACCCATTTGATTATTCATATATGGAAGCTCCACCAGTAACGGCACATCGAGTTTTTTCAGGTTGTATGAATGGTGTCGCATACGACACACAAGGCTCAATTCTTCATGATGCACCTAAAGATTTATGCAAACGTTTACTTGCGGGTGACAGGCCTTTTAACCCTTATAAACAGCCTGAAAATGTAGATTCATACCAATATGCATCTAATGAAGCTCGTGGTGATGAAAACTATAAAAAGGCTTATTTAGAGAATATTGCAAGGCTCGATGCTGAGCGTCATGTAAAAGCTCAAGATGCTGCTGTTAAATCTGAACAAATCCCATTAGGTACACCAGTACCAAGGGATATTTCTGGAGCAAATTCACTATGAATGAAATTATGGCAGGTGCAAGTTTAGGTTTTGGAGTTGGTATTCTGATTCTGTATTTTATGTATAGGCAAAGATAATTTATAGCTTTGGCTCTATGCGTTCATTGCTTTTGCTTTCCATTTCTTTACTTAGTTTTTTTACACCACTGATTGATAATATGACCATTTGAATTAGTTCGAAAATTGCAGTGCAAATAATTCCACCGATGATGAATCCAAACCAAAATACATATTTATCAATGCTGCAATCAAACATAGTTAATTCCATAATTTGTAGAACGAGTGTCTACGAGTGATTCGAGGTTTCGATTTTATGACCATCTTCTCCTTGATTACAAGCTCCCATTTAAACTTGATCGGTAGGGGCAGAGCATCCCGAATGGGTGCGAACTGATATGAGTAATAGACACGTGTATAGCACAATTGCATACAGTAGAAATAAAGGTGTTTTACGCAAAGAAGACTATATTTTTATGCGTGAATGCCTAGAAAAGCATTTAGAAAACATGCAGTTATCTAATGAAGATTTAGCTCGAGAGATTGACACTTTAAAGGTGCTTTTTATCAAGTTGGATCACACCATAAACAGGCTGTAATGCCGAACTAGCGGCTTATAACATGCGGGTTACGATTGACTAAATTTGAATCAATGACAGGGCTTTTATAGGCATTTTATTACACATTGAGTTAAGCCGGAGAGGTTTTTCCTGGCTAACACTAATTGCATAAAAACAATAACTTAGTATTTTTAGCTAAAAAACCTGATTGGCAAAATATATCAAGCTCACGGATTTCGGCATAACGTATATTATGTTCATTAGGATACTCGGCATCGTGAATATAATTTTACAGATTCACGATGCTGAGCTGTGGCACCAACTGAGTTGCGTAGGCCACAGTCTTGGATATGCTATTTAACATAA